CCACGCCTAACGGCAGTAGAGGATTTTCGGCCGACCTCCTATTCGTCGATGAATTGCGGGCTATCGACCAGGATACTTTCGACGCGGCGATTTATACGACAAACGCTAGAAAAGCTCAGATCCTCACGGTATCCAACGCTGGAAGTAAAGAGTCGATAGTCCTTAACGATTTACGCGAAAGAGCCCTGGCTAATACGGCCAGCTCTCTCGGGTGGTTTGAGTGGAGCGCCCACCCCTCCCGCGACATTATGGACGTCGAAGGCTGGGTCGAATCCTGCCCGGCTCTGGGTCATTACTTGAGCTTTTCTACCCTGGAGCATTTAGCGAAAACTAATGATCCGATGGCTTTCCGGTGTGAAGTCCTCGGCCAATGGTTAGACAATACGGCCAGTCCCTTCGAGCCAGGATCCTTCGAGGCGTGCGTGGATACTTCTATCGCTTTGGCCGAAGGTGGGGATCTCTATTTTGCTTTCGATAAATCTCACACCCAAAAGCACGCCGTCCTCGTTGCCGGTCAGAAAATGGGCGACGTCGTTAATCTTCACGTCCTCCAAGTCTGGAATTCTTCGCACCCTATCGACGAGGTACAACTGGCCAGCGATATAAACGTCCACGTAAAAAAGTGGCGGCCGCGGGTGGTTATGTACGACCGATTCATGACGCAAAACACCGCGACCTACTTATCCGCTTCCGGCGTTGCTCTTCAGGAGTGCTCGGGTCAGAGTCAAGTAGAGGCGTCCCACCGCTTCGCTCAAATGCTGACCTCGCGATCTATTCGACACAAAAACGACCGGGAATTAAATCAAGCGGTCGCGTCATGCGCGAGTAAAATAACCCCGCACGGGTGGCGATTGGTACGTCGTAGATCCTCCGGTGAAATATGCGCGGCTATTGCGGCGGCGATGGTCTCCTGGCAAGCGGGGCAACCTCAGAGCGTCCCAATTCTCATAGTCAATTAGACACGCCGACCGAGTGCCGCTTTTATCCGATTTATCGTGTAAATTACACGCGTGGGATTATTGAGCGCGCTTAGGCTAGTCCCCGATTCGCCGTCTCCGGATATATCCGCACAATACGCGCCGCCGGTAATGACGACTCCTGAAATTACCAGTTTCAGCTATTACGGTATGACGTCGTCTTTCGTTACTCGTTACGAAGCTCTCCAAGTGCCAAGTATTAAAAAAGCCAGGGATTTAATCTGCGGAATTATCGGTACTACACCTTTCCACCTTTATAAAAAATCCACCGGAGAAGAATTAGGATCTCCGCTTTGGCTTGAGCAACCAGACCGCAATCAACCGCGCCAGGTTACTATGGCCTTTACCGCGGACAGCCTTTTCTTCTACGGGGTCGCTTACTGGCAGGTCGTCGAGCAATATAACGACGGCACGGGCAGACCGTCACGCTTCGCGTGGGTAGCGAATGAAAGAGTTACGCCTCGTTATAATCAAAATAACACTTTAGTAATCGGCTATAGCGTGGACGGTAACGTCGTACCGAATGATGGTCTCGGAAGTTTAATTACTTTTCAGTCGCTTAATGATGGAATCCTCAACGTAGGATCTCGCACTATTCGAGCAAGTCTCGACGCGCAATATGCCGCGAGTATTGCCGCTAAGACTCCGATGGCTTCTGGCTTTATTAAAAACTCTGGAGCGGATTTACCGGAGGATCAAATAACCGGAATTCTCCAACGGTGGAAGGCTTCACGCTTACAGAATTCTATTGGTTACTTAAATAGCGCGCTTGATTTTAAGACGACAAGTTTTAGCCCAAAAGAAATGGGCTATAACGATATGCTCCAATTTCTTTCGACCGAAATTGCGCGTATGTGTAATATCCCGGCGTATATGTTAAGCGCCGATATGAATAACTCTCTTACTTATGCGAATGTTATCGACGAGCGGCGACAATTCGTGGACATGAGCCTACGCCCATATATCGAGGCGGTCGAGGGAAGATTATCCATGAATGATATTACGAGCTCGCAGAATTTCGTACGCGCTGGGCTAGATGATGGATTCCTACGCTCAGACGCTCTAACACGACTCCAAGTAACCGAGAAACTTCTGAGCTTAGGACTAATTACCGTAGAGCAAGCGAGAGAGATGGAGGACTTGAGCCCTAATGGATCCGAAACTTCTGACCTTTAGTGGAGCAATCGAAGCGAGTGATTCGACTCGCCGAGTAATTGCTGGAAAGATTGTCCCGTTTAATGAGGTGGGAAATACCTCCGTCGGAAAAGTTATTTTCGAGCGCGGAAGTATCTCAATACCTAACGAGCGTTTTAAGCTATTACTTGAGCACGATCCAAAATCTCCAATAGGACGTGCGATTAACGTCCAAGAAAATGATATGGGAATTTTCGCGCAATTTAAGGTAGCGGAAACTTCTCGAGGAAATGACGCACTCGTAGAAGCGTCTCAAGAGCTACGCGATGGTTTATCCGTCGGTGTATTGCTAAATAAATCAGAGGAGCGAAACGGCGTAATTTACGTTAAATCCGCTACTCTCCAAGAGGTGTCCTTAGTCCACACTCCGGCCTTTTCTTCGGCTGAGGTGGCTACGGTCGCGGCGAGCGAAGGCGAGCCGGAAGTAACAGAAGAAAACCCAACCCAACCAATCGAAAGTGAGGCCGTCGTGGAAAACCCCGACACTCCAGCCGTCGAGGTAGAAACCGAAAAGGTAGAAGCCTCACGTCCGCGCGTAACAGTTACACACATGGAAGTAAGATCCCCGATTAAAACTAAGGCTCAATATCTTGAGCACACCATTAAAGCAAGTCTCGGTAATGACGACTCTCGCGATTATGTAAAAGCGGCAGACGCTCACGCTCAACGTCTTATGACGGCAGCCGATGACTCGTTTTCTACAAACCCAGCATTTTCACCCGTACAATATATTTCGACGGTAGTCGATACTCTTATCGGATCACGTCCAACAATCGACGCACTCGGAGGAGCGAAAGCTCTGGCAGCTTCGGGAATGACGGTCTCTATTCCGAAAATTACAACTTCTGGCACCGTGGCAGAAACGGCAGAAGGTGGAGCACCATCAGAAACCGGGATCGTCTCCAGTTATGTATCAGCGTCAGTAAAGAAATATGCGGGCTTACAACGCTACAGCGTAGAAATTCTCGAAAGAGCTACGCCGGATTTCTTCTCCGCCATGTTGGAAAACATGACCCGCGCATATTCTCGCGCAACTAACGCAGCGGTAATCGCTGAGATTGTTAGCGGTGGTACTCAAGCGGCAACGACCGCAGCGTCAAGCGCAGGTATTATTTCTTACGTTTCGACAGAAGTACCGGCGGCATATCAAGCAGCGGGAGAATTGCCGACCGTATATATCGGTGGAATGTCTCAATGGTCGCTCCTTATGGGCGCCGTTGATACAACTGGACGACCAATTTACAACGCGGGATCTCCAACTAACTCCGGCGGTAATGTAAATCCATCACTTCGCGGAAATGTCCTCGGACTTGATTTCTGGGCAGATTCACAAATGGTCGCGACCACTATCGACGACTCAGCGTTTATCTGTGTCCCAAGCTCTATTTATATCGCAGAGAGCCCAGTCCTTCGACTATCCACTAACGTCCCGCAGAGCGGTGAAATCGAGACGATGATTTATGGTTATATGGCAACAAAGACCCTCGTTTCCGGTGGTCTCCGTCGCTTTAACCTCACCTAAGAAAAACCCCTAGATCCCTGATCCCCTGGCCTAGTCCCCAGGGGGTCAGGCCTTAACAGTAAGGAGCTCGTAAATGGCCGCTACATATATCACCATGAGCGAGCTCCGCACTCTTTTAGGAATTGGGAGCCTGTATTCGGATCCAACCGTCGAGGAGTGCGCTCAAGCCGCCGAGGACTACGTAAAATCTTTTCTATGGTTTAACACCGCGCCAGTAGTAGCTACGAGATTACTTTCCAATGTAGCGACGATCTACACTCCCACGCCTCACACTTTCGTAAAAGGTGAGACGGTCGTAATTACCGATTTAGGCGCGCACTATAACGGATCTAAAACTATCACCGCCGCGGGTTATAACTGGATCCAATACACAGTCTCCGGAAACAATAACCCAGACGAGCCATTTCATAACGTCGCACCTTATGGACTTATTACAGGATCTTTCCACGCCACCGACTACGCTACCGTCCCGGCCGTGCGCGAGGCTACGGCCACGGTAGCCGTTACTATATGGCAGAGCCGGCAAGCGCCCGGGGCTTCCGTCGCCACGATAGACGGCTTCGTCGGCTCTCCTTATCAGCTCGGAAATACACTCCTCGGAAAAGTACGCGGCCTATTGGCTGGGTATCTTTCCCCTTCAGGAATGATTGGCTAATGACTAGCCCAATTACGACTTTACGCACTTCTCTTGCGACCGATTTAACTAACGCGGGAGTTTGGGACGTTTATTCTTACCCGCCCATGATTCCGACCGCTAACTCGGTTTCGATTATGCCGGACGAGCCGTATATCACCGTCCAATCAAATCAGAAGGTCGCTATCGCGCCTATTGCGCGTTTTAAGTTGATCCTACTAATTCCGCTTTTAGATAATCAGGGCAACCTCAACACTATGGAAGATTTTATCGTGGCACTAATGGCGAAACTTAACGCCTCGACTAAGACGATACACGTCGGTAATTTTTCGGCTCCGGGAATAATCGAAACTCCGGCCGGAAACCTGCTCCAAGTGGAGCTCCCCATCGAAATAATAACGAGCTGGAGTTAAAACTATGGCAAGCTATAAAGTAAAGACAGATAACGAAATCGCGGGCGTCGGCCAGGGTGGAATCATCTCGGACGTTGCTCTCGTAGGCTGGGATATTGACGGCCTTATTAAGACCGGCGTACTTGAGGAAGTGGCGCCGTCCTCAGCTACTAAGGTAAAGGAGTAATAAATGCCATCGACAGTCTATTTCGCACAGAATACCTACTTTAAGTTAGGTACTTACGACATGAGCTCGATTGTCCAGTCAGCTTCACTTAATATCAACTACGACCAGCTGGAAATTACAGCGGCCGGAGATAGCGCGCATAAGTACCTAAAAGGACTCGCGAGCCATCAACTAACCGCGACCCTGTATCTGACTCAGGACGCTATCGCCGCTGGCTCAAGCCGTGCGGTACTTGATAGCCTCAAGGGTACGAGCGCCGCGTTTGAGATTGCTCCAAATGGGAGTACAGCTTCGACCACGAATCCGAAGTATTCCGGCTCCGTTTTCGTTAATGGCTACACCCCAGTAAATAACGCAATCGGTGAGGTCGCTATGGTCGATCTAACTCTGGATCTCACTACCGACGTAACTATCGCCACTTCATAAGAGACTAGAAAAGAGGGCTAGAAAATGGCAAAACTAAAAGTAACTCGAAACACCGGAGTAGTGGAGGAGTACGAAATTACTCCGGCTATCGAGGTATCCTTTGAGGCTTACGCTAAAAAAGGAATCCTAAAAGCGTTAGTAGAGGATCAGAAACAGACCGACGTCTATTATCTTTGCTGGGAAGCAATTAGACGCAGCGGTCAGACTGTCCCACCTTTCGGAGAGCAATTTCTGGAGACGCTTAGGGGTGTAGAAGTCTTAGAGAGCGACCCTTTAGCTGGGTAGGCGATCACGGGACTTTGACGTACCAGATAGCGGCGATCGCCGTTGAGACGGGGATAAGTCCCAACGACCTCGCCGCTACTACTCCAGAATTATTCGCCGCAATAGTGAAGGTATTAAATGAGAGATCGGAGGCCATGAAAAATGCCACCAGGCGCCGTAGTCGCTCGCGTTGAGGGTCTCCAGGAAACCGTTACCTACTTAAAACGCTTTGAGCCCGAATTACTTAAAGGAATGAATAAAGAGCTTTATTCTGTAATGAAAGATCTCGTAAAGATTGGCCGCTCACTCGCTCCGACCAGCTCGCCTATGAGCGGGTGGGCTAAGCCGTCTCCACTTGAGGCCGAATGGGGTACGCGCCTCCTTTTCCAACCAGGCAAGGTAAAGACCGGAATCCGCTCGAAGATTGGCTGGGTACGACGTAAAGATATAAATACGAGTGAGCGCGCCTATTTTCTTATTAACGCCAATCCTGCCGGAGCTATTTACGAAACCGCTGGCCAAAAAGTCCGAAGTCGTACTCCGCAAGGACGTCAATTCGTGCGAAATATCGAATCCCAGTCTGGGATCGTTGTGCGCGGTAAACAAGGCCGCATAGCTTGGAAAGCCGTTTATGATAATCGCGAAAACGTCCATCGAGCCATGAAAGTCGTCGTCGATAGATACATAGACATAATTAACCAGAAACTAGCCGCATGATAAAAGTCCCCGTAATTTTCTCCGTTAATAGTAAAGGACTTAAAGCCGCTGAAAAAGGCGTCGGGTCTATTGGTAAGGCCTTTAAGAAAACCGGCCTTGCCAGTAAGATAAGCGTGGCGGCGGCGGTGGCGGGAGTTACCCTTCTCTCGAAAAAATCACTAGCCGCCGCTATGGCCGAAGAAAAGGCTAATAAGGCGCTCCAACAAACCCTCAACAATATAGGCAAGTCTCGAGCTTCTGAGGGTGTTATTAAATTTACCGACTCTCTCCAGAGAGCTTCGGGAGTATCCGAGGATATTCTTAAACCGAATCTTCAGAAGTTACTCACTACCACCGAGGACGTAGCCGCGTCCCAGGAGCTTCTCAAGCGCGCGCTCGACATATCGGCCGGTAGCGGTAAATCTCTCGATAGCGTGGTCTCGGCACTTAATCGAGCATATTCAGGAAACTTTAAGGCACTCGGAAAACTTAACGTAGGCCTCGACCAGACCCTTCTCGCTTCTGGGGATCTCGACGCAATTATGGCCGACCTTCAGAGAAAATTCGGGGGGCAGACTCAAGCCGCGGCCGAAACCCTCGCGGGCAAAATGGACAAACTTAAAATTGTAGCCGGAGAAGCGGCCGAGAATTTCGGTGGAAAACTTATCGTTGCTTTTGAGCAATTCTCTACGAAAGGCTCTGGGGCTCTGGACGATATTGGAAAGAATATCGAGACCTTTTCCACCCGTGCCGGTAATACCGTCATCGGATTAGGCGCAATCATTAACGACGCAAAAATCGGTTTCATGATGTTAAATGAGGCCTCCGGTGGATTTCTCGGTAAAGCGGCGAGCGCACTCCTGGCACCGCTTAAATACCTGGAAGAGCGCGGTAAAGCTACCCAGAAAGCTCTGGAAATGGGTAAAGGCTTAGCAGCTCAAAAAGAGGAAAATAAATCCCTCGTAATGAATAAACAGAAAATCGCGGCCGAGGGGCAATATCAGAAGGCGCTAAAGAAAACCGATCCTCTTGCTAAGGCTAACGCGAAAGCCGAAGCGGCAGCAGCGGCAGCGGCTAAGAAAAAGGCTCAGAAGGAAAAGGAAGCCGCGGCAGCTAAGAAACTCGCTCTTATTTTCGACATGGATAATATCCAAATCGAGGCAGCACTCAAGGGAAAACTTACCGACGAAGAAAAGGCTCGCCTCGTTGCCCTGAAAGCGATAAAAACCGATAGCCAAAATGACGACGTTAAAGCTCTCGAGAATCTTATGGCTAAACGAAAAGCGGCATTAACCGAATTCGAGAGCGATAAAATGAAAGAGGTCGCGGCAAGTGCGAAGGCCGTGGCTGAGCAGATAGCCCAGCAGATCGCTTATCAAAATTGGCTCCGTAATAATCCTAATAAGATTTATACGACTTACGTGGACTCCGGCGGCCGTAGTATTACTACGCCTCAGGATTTCGGTATGCCTCCGGGGACTAATGCGAGCTCGACCCCACCGCCTACCAATGCCTCCAATATCTCCGGCACCCCACGATCCACGGCTGACGTAGTGGCCAGCGGCGACGTTTATAATATAAGCGTTTCAGGAATTATCGGCAACGAGCAACAGATCCAGGATTACCTCTATCGAGCTATCCAACAGGGGCAACGTAACGGCTACACCATAGCCCCGGCAGGATTTCTTTAATGGCGGCTCCTACGCTTAAATGCGAGATAAATTTCAGCTCTGGAGCTTCCTTCGGTCAGACTATGGTTTTAGGAGAGGGCAAGCTGGGGACGAATGTCCTGGGAGACGCGGCGGCTTTAATTGTGGACGTTAGCGATATGGTCGTCTCTGCCAATATAACCCGAGGGCGTAATCCCCTTACCGACGTATTTCAGACCGGCACGGCGACTATTACGCTGGCAGATACAGCGGGAGATTTTAACCCCCAGAATTTATCCAGTCCTTATGCGGGCTACCTTTTACCCTTGCGTAAGATAGTTATTAAAGCCCTCGATAACAATACCGGGACTACCTATTCATGCTTCGCCGGGTATATCACCGGATACAATTATCAACAAAGCCAATATGTCGGACAAGTCTCAACCACTACTTTAACGTGCGTGGACGCTTTCCAGCTACTCACTCTCGCGACCGTCTCCACCGTAACCGGGGCAACTAATCCTCAACTAAGCGGAGCTCGAATCAACGCTATTCTCGATTCCGTAGGCTGGCCTTCGGGTATGAGGGACGTGGACGCGGGTCTGACTCAGTTGAGCGCGGATCCTGGCACGGCGCGGACTGGTCTTAATGCCCTTCAGACGTGCGCGACGAGCGAATACGGGGCTCTTTACTGCGACCGAGATGGAAATATCGTTTTCCAGGATCGGACAGTATTGGCCTCCAGCGTGGCGGGTACTACTACCGATTTCGTAGATAATGGAGCAGGGATTCGTTATTTTAACGCTCAATTTCTCCTCAATGACGCCCAGATATTTAATCAAGCCAACGTAACAGCCGCAGGATTGGCCACGGCAAGCTACAAAGATCAGACTTCGGTCGATACCTATTTCCTCCACTCCTACGACATAAATAACCTACTTATGAATACCTACGCCGAAGCCGACAATTACGCCCGGGCTTACGTGGCTTCCCGTAAAGACACTACGATTCGTTGCGACGCTATAGTCCTGGATCTTTATTCCGATAATTACGCCGCGGGAGTTTTGGCAGCTTTGAGCCTTGATTACTATAACCCGATCACCGTAACCCAGACTCAGCCGGGAAGCTCGACGATTACTAAACGGCTCCAGATTTTTGGAGTCAGCCACTCAATTTCTTATCAGAGCTGGAAAACTACCTTTACCACTCTTGAGCCTCAGATAGACGCGTTTTTATTAAACGACGCAAATTTCGGGGTATTAAATGAGGACGTGTTATGCTACTAATGGAGGCAAGTAATGGCTAAGCAAACTTTTACCACGGGATCGGTACTCACGGCCGCCCAGATGAATTCGCTCCAGGCTAACGATTACAACTGGACGGTGAGCCAAAAGACTGCCTCCTACGTACTCGTAGCCGCAGACGCTGGTACTCGAATTGAGATGAATGCCGCAGGAGCTACGACGATCACCGTTAATACCGGGTTATTTACGGCGGGAGATACGCTCTTTATTCAGAATATCGGCGCAGGAGCGACGACCATAACCGCTGGCACCGCGACAGTTGATAAATCTACGGCCGGAAGTTTAACGCTTGCTCAATATCAAGGCGGCACCCTTTATTTCGTATCAGCTTCTAGCGCGATATTTTTCGCAGACGCAGGATATACGCCACCGCTGACGACTAAGGGCGATTTATTTACTTACTCGACTACTAACACTAGACTAGCAGTAGGTACGAATGGCCAGGCACTTCTAGCAGATTCTACTCAAGCGACCGGCCTACGCTGGGGTAGCGCGGGCTCTACTCCCAGTTATTCTCTTATCGGTACTGGCACTACTACGAGCGGATCCACCGTTACAGTTTCAGGAATTAGCGGAATAAATAACCTTATGATTATTTTTAAGTCAATCTCAACCGATACCGCTGGATCTACGATTACTTTAAGACTTAATTCGGATTCTTCGACTCTGTATGGTAGAGGCTATACTGGTGTATATCTGGAGCCTACCTATTCTCCGAATTCACAAATAGACTCCGGAAGCGTA